CGTTTCCTACACCTGCTTCCTCAACGTGAGGGCTTTGACCTTGATACGGCCGGCTCTCCGTGCGGCCACAAACGCGTCGATCGTTGGGAAGTCGATCGTCTTCACGTCACGGTCCTTCCCGAGCACGTGCTTCCAGAGCTTCACGCGACGTTTGTCCTCTTTAGGCTGGTCGCCCTTCTTCTGTGGCGATCGCTCCTTCTGATACGTGTCGAGCAGGTCGCCGAGTTTGAGTGTCTTCTGGATCTGAATCGGGAGACCGAGGAGCTCGGCCGCAAGCAGGTTCGCTTCGTCCTCGGCGCGATCGCGGTCGCCATGCTTCAAGCTCCGCCAGCGCCAGTTGCCGCGATTCGGATCCCACCACCTGAGCGAGATGCGCCCCGGCGATCGTTCTACGACGTGGATTCGCGCCTTACCGACGTCGACCGTTTTGCTCCACTTCTCAGCCTTCGCCATAGTCACCGGCTCCCGAAAGTCTCTTGCAGCTCTTCACGTATCAACTGCAATCTGTCTTCAGGTGTGCCCGAGGCAAGTCTTTGGGGCTTCTTAGGGAGATCTCCGCGACGCACTCGAGGAGCCCCAGGACGGCCCATGTTGGGGACCTGGCCCGACGCTACCAGCTTCCGCATCCAGTCCTTGCTGTAGCCTGACTCCTGTGCTGCTTGTAGTACGGTAAGCAGCTCGTTGTCGTGATCGACTAGCACCTCCTCGAGCTCTTCCGCGGCCCGGACCTTCACCTTAGCCTGAGCATCGGCGCCGTTGTCGATCAGAATCTGAGCTTCTTCTCGCCACTTCACCGGCAGCTCGGCGAGTTTCATATTGCCATCACCTCGATCTTGAGTTCCACTCGAGGCTGTGTGCGATCGATGTCGAGTCGCGATCCGTCCCAGCTCCGGATCCACTTGTCGTTGGTGATGATCTTCCGCTGCTCGAGGAAATCGGCCAGGCCCTGCTCGAAGCCGATCAGGTCGCCGCGATCGGCATCACGGTAGAAGATCGCCTCGCATTGGTACGGCTGATCGGGGAGGGCGCCTGGTTGAATCGACCTCAAATCACGATTGCCGTTGCTGGTCGTGACGGTGACCAGTGCCTTCTTCACCCATTCGCGCCAGGCCTTCGATGGAAACACGCGGATTGCCCCTGATCGCATCTTGCAGACTGGGCAGACCTTTCCCGTGCGCACACCTTGGTTGCTGGTCTTCTTCGTGCGCGGCGGTCCCCAGATCACGAGACGGAGACGCATCACCGATCTGCCTTCTCTATCTCGATCGCGGCAACTTCTGCCAGCAGGTAATCAATAACCTCGTTGGGGGTGTGTTCTCCCTCGTAGACATAACGAGCTCGTCGAATAGCCTCTTCCCATCTCTGTTTGAGCCGTGACATCGGGTGTTCAGGGCATACCTCAATGTGTTCTTTCAGCACGTCCGCCATCGTCGCCGGCACTTCGTCGTTCGGTCCGTATCGGTGGCCGCAGTAGACACAGTTGATGTACATACCGGATTGAAGGTCATGCACCCATTGCAGCAGTCGCTCGTTCTCACGCTCAAGTGTGCAGATGCGATCGGACATGCCCTGCACACCGGTTTTCGCTATTTCGACAAGTTTGTCGGTGACCTGCTCGGCGGTCATTGTGGTATCTCCTTGTACTTCCACAGATGGTCCGGGATGTCGCCTTGTCTGCCCGGGAAGCGGTGGGAGCCTTGCTTCACGAACACCGGCACTTCGGCTGCACGGCATTGATCCACGATGTCCTCGATCCATTCGACCTTGCACTCGCGTCGGTTTGGGCCGCTCTCAGCACCAACGATCACGAGGTCAAGGCCACAAACTGACCCTTCTCGTTGCGTCCCACCCTCGCGCGCCGCCTTCGATCTGTGTAATCCGCCGTTGGTCCGCCCTGCATCACTCGACGGTCGCCCCTCACGATCGCGGAAATCGTCTGTGGTGACGTCGCGTATTGCCTCGCGAGTTCCGGGAGTGTCACTTGTCCGGTCGCATACGTGAACCTGATGCTCACCACCTGGTCGTCCGTTAGAAACGCGGTTGGGTTGCTCTCTCCGTGTTCGTCTTTGAGCCCCGTCCGGTAGGCGTGTTTCACATTCTCCGACGGCGTTACTATCTCTAGGTTCGACGGATGGTTGTTGCTCTTCACCCCGTCGAGGTGGTTCACCACCATGCCGTCCGGTATCGGTCCGAAGAAGTGGTGGTAAACAAGACGGTGTGCAGACGCATTCACTCGTTGCCCGTTCTCCATCCTTCGAATCTGTAGGTACCCGCTTGGTGTTGGGTGTTCTGCTCGGCGAGGTTCGCACGCCACCAACCTCGATCCCCGGTTCCACCGATCGCCGCACCGAATCTTCATCCGCCAGATGCGGCCCGTTGGGTCTATTAGCAACTCGCCCGACACCACACCTTTGTACACTTTGATTTCCGCCCTCATAGCCTGCTCCTAGATATGGTGACAGGTCCACCGGTCCAAGCGTCGGCTCGATCGAGACGAAGTGCAGCGCTGCCGGCTGTTCCAAAAGAGTGGGGATTCGCTTCTCGGCCTGCTCTTGATTCTCAGCAGTGACGCCGAGCCACACCCAGGGAAGAGGCCATCCCGTCAATGTCTCACGACATTGCGCTATCCGTTCAGGGCGCTTCGTGCAGATCAGGAACTTGAAACCGCAGCACGACTTCATTACGAGCCAGGCGCTCCGTCGCCAGATGTCGGCGTCTCGATGGAAGAAGTCCGATAGCTCGCAAACGAAGACGCGACCTGGTCTGTCGCGACCACCGATTTCGTACGGATCCCACTTGCGGGGCGCATAGAACGTCGCGTCGCTCGCCCGTATCAACTGGGAGAAGAATTCACGCCCACATCTCTTCGCCCAGGCGGCCGCGTAGCAGTTCTGGCACCCCTCTGAAACAGGCGTGCAGCCAATCCAGGGGGACCACGAGGCATCCACGTAGCCTATCTTCGATTCGCGACCCATCTACATCTCCCGTAACTTTCTTGTCATGTACGTGGATCCACCGAGCCCGCAGCCCGAGATGCACCCGGACAACCATCGGCCTGCGTATGTCTGGACCATGCCAGGATCTCGCCAGATCCCGGACCCGAAAGAGAACATCGAACGGTTCAACGATTACCTCGGAGCACTTGCGAGCCTGTCAACAAGCAGTACAAGCTCATCGTTCCTATATAGCTCGTCATCGGGGTCGTTTGGTGGTTTGACCTACCCAGGTTGACACCCATCTCACTTCTCGACCTTGAGCGGCGACTTTTTCTTCGAGCGCTTCGCTTTTTTCGCCGGCTTTTCGGCCTCCTCAGCTTCACGTTTGGCGATGTCCGTGAGGGATTCGCCGGCCTCGTTTGTCCCGGTCGGATCTGGTGTTGATTGCTCCAGCGGCAGTTGGTCGTCGAACTGCGGGATCAGTTTGTCCTCGACGTGGCTTGCGCGTGCTCGTATGGTCTCAGCCATCTCGGGCTCGGCAAGTGAATGCTCGAGCGGACCAGCCACTCCACGCTGGTGTGTGACCAGGAGCTTGAGCCCCTCCTTCAGCACGGGCCGGTGATGCGGCAGGATCCGCGCACCGCCGTTCTTCAGTGGCTCGACGAGTTCCTCACGAAGACCCGCTACTTCGTCACGGTACTTCTTCTCCTCGGAGCGATGAAGTCTCCCGGCCTCGGTAGCGAGCTTGTCCTCGATCCGTTTGCAGTACTTTTCGACGCCGGCGGAACACAACACTGCGTCTCTCTTGCCGCTAAGATCTACGTTCACCTCTTCGAACTGGTCCTTCTTCGCCATGGATGTCTCTCCTAGTCCTGGAATTCAAATGCGACGTAAACGGTGCCGCGGCGACCGCTTCGGCCTTTGCGGCTCCGGTCTGTTTTCCTGATTCGGCCTTCGCTCTCGAGTTCCACGAGACGCGGTTGACTGACGTTCGGCGTCGTATTGAAACAGCGATCGACCTCGTCCCTGATCGCACCGTACCGCTGGCGTTTCCCAATCCACCACGCGATCCGTTCTTTGAGGTTTTTGCCTGGCACAACAAACGCACGTGCCGCGGCCTTCTCGTGTTCCGTGCCGTTGTGGTGTGCAGGTGGTGGTGCATCGAATAGCGATGCTTGTTTCATCACGATGCCTCCTCCCTGATCGCGCTCCGCTCGACGACCATCTCGAGGAGTTCCTCGGCCGTCGCCGGCGGTTCCATACCGAATGTGCCGCGAGCGAATGGAGCGAGCTGCTGGTACCAGATGCAGTCTCTGCGGTTCGTGTACTGGGTGCTCACGAAGAGGCGGTTGGTGCCTTGCTGCAGCCACGTGGGGCACATGTAGGTGAAACAGCAGAACGAAGGGCAGACGGGTTCCACCGGTTCGTCGATCATCTGATCGAGGCGTTTGAACCAGTCGGCTCTGTTCATCGATCCGCTCGCTTGGCGTTCCAGCGCCGCATGAGGTCAGTGTCCGACACGGAGCGGGTAGTTGCTGTTGTCCTAGTGTGCTTAGCACACTCTCCAACCTCACGCGGCTCCGTGCCCTTCATGGAGGTTGGAGAGTTGCTTACGCAACTAAGGGAGGTTGGAGCCCCCATCCCCCCTCCCACCTCACCTCCACCCTCCCCTCCAACCTCATCCTTTATAGGGACCCCGACACCTGTCGGGGTCTGGGTCCGACACCTGTCGGGGTTTGGGTCCGACACCTGTCGGGGTTTGGTTTCCACAAGTGGTTGTGGATAAGTGGCTTCTGGAGGCGTTTCACCCCGACGACTGTCGGGGTCTGGGTCCGACACCTGTCGGGGGAAGAGCGTCGTTTGGGTCCGACACCTGTCGGGGTTAGACCCCGATGCTCGTCGGGGGAAACCCCGGTCATGGAGGTACTCGTCGAACTCGCGAATGATGTAGTTCACGTCCTCTTCGGCCGGCCGCTCGTTGGGTATAAACTGGATAGGAAGCACCGCGTACCAACTCTTGGATTTGGCCCCTGGCCGGGGTGCCGACTCATGCAGGCCTGCGTTGGCAAGCCTCTGGCGGTAGTCCTCAACGGTGCGGGGTTTCATGCCGAGGCGCTCGCCCATCTTGGCCGGCGCGAGCCAGGCGCCCTCCGGACCCAGGTCGAGAGCATAGTCCTCAAGCCACACGAGCTTCTCGCTAGGAGTGAGCACTCTCGATCCCTTTATCACCCGTTGCGCAGCGAAGCGCGGCTTGTCGGGACGCGGCACTAAGTGAGGACCTCAACGAGCACTCCTCTCTCAAGATCGGTCCGGCGGCCGCGGCCGGCGTGATACCGATCGAGCTGCTCACGGGCGAGCTCTCGGGCGGCCGCCTTACAGGGTTCGCATTTTCGAGCTTTGCCGGAGAGCACGGTGACTCCGCACGTCGGGCAAAGTCTGGGCTCTTGTTGGCCGTGATACCGATCGAGCTCTCGAGCTGCTCGCTCCTTTCGCCGGTGCCGGCGGTACCGTTCGTGATACTTCGCACGTTTCGGCGATTGCCGGAGAGCCTCTCGGCGCTTCTGTTGAGCAACCTTATCCGGGTTGGCGGCCCGCCAGAGGCGTTTGTATTCGTTCCGCCTCTCGCGAATATCGGGATTGTTGTTGTAATACTTACGAGACCGAGCGCGCCGCTCTTCCCGGTGTCGATTCTCGGACGCCCGGATCGATCTTCTCGAGGCCTTCTTCTTGTGCTCGGCACAACGGCGCGCGTAGCCGACCTTCCCGTCGACGGGTCGAGCACAGTCGGCACAGATCCCGCGGCGCATCCGCTCACATGCCGGACAAACAACACGCACGCCGCCGTTACCGTCGGTGACGTGCTCGAGCTTCGCACCACATATGCCGAACCGGCCGAACTTCCGCGGGCAATAGACCTCGCCGCTGCGCCGCTTCTCCATTTCCCGATCGCGTTTCCGCCGAGCGTATTCTCTGGCGTACTTTCGCCGGCGGGCCCGCGTCTCCGAAGGTGCGGTCATGCTTCAGCCTTCGCTGTCTTCTTCGACTTTGGACTCTTGGCCTTCTTCTTCTCGGAGGGCTCAGCGCGTTTCTTCTTTCGCTGCTCAGCCTTCAGTCGCTTCTTCGCCTCGCGTTCGATCTCCTTGTCGAGATCCGCGGTGTCGCGTGCAAACCAGATCAGGAAGGCAAGCGCGTGCTTGGCCGCGAGACCGTCTTCGGGCCCGGAAATGTCCCAATCGTTGGTGACCTCTCCCCACTTGCCAGGCATCAGTGGAAAAACAGCGTTCCAGTAACGCTCGCGGAAAGAGCTCCACAGTCTCTGTCGGCCATTTCCCCCGGGCCAATCGGTGTAGGGTTCAAAGTTCAAAGCGAGGAACAATGCCACGTCATCAGGGAGGAACTGGACCTCCGGCTTTATCACTGCGATTTGGTCGGCGAACTCCTGAGCGCGCTCGGTAATGACTTCGTTCTCGAGCTCGCACTGACGTTCGATGGTTCCCATATCGGCGGTATTCGCCGGCGTTTGCGTGGACGCGTTTCGCTTCGTGACGGTGACATGGATGACCTTCCCGCGATCCGGACCCGTCACAACGATCGCAGGCTGTGCGCCTTTGTCGCTCTTTTTGGCCGGCCGCCAATCCCACCGCGCCACAACGTCCTTCCCCTTCTTCCCATAGTCGCCGGCGACCTTGACCAGGTCGACGCCCTTCTTCTTGTGAGCCTCGATCTTCTGCGTGATGTGAGCCTGGACCTTCTTGTTGAAGCAGGACCGATCGGTGCAGACGTCACGCTTCTTCAGTTCCGGGAAAAGGTCCGGAGTAAACCCGGAGCGCTTTGGACAGCTGGAGCACGAGCCGGCCTTCGCGACGAGCTTTTCACACTTGGTGTTAAAGGGTGCTTTCTTCAGCTCGAGGTGGATCTCGTCTTCGATCCACGAGGCGAGCTCCGTCGTGGTCATGTCACCGCGCCAGGCGTTTGCCATCCGCTTGAGTGCAGCCAGCTGATCCTTCGGCTGGAGACGCGCGATCAGGATGGCATGCCCCGCGGTGAGTTCATCCTCTTCGAATCGCTTCCTCGCGTCAGGAATGAGATCGGCAAGCTTCAACCTCTGATACACGTAGCTCTTCGACTTCCCAACCTTGGCGGCGATCGCCTCGACGTCGTAGTTCTCGCCGTTGTCGAGGAGGAACCGGAAGTGCTCTGCTTCCTCGAGGGGGTGTACATCTTCCCGCTGAGAGTTCTCGATCGCGAGGAGCTCGACTACCTCTACGTCGGTCAGAGATCGGATTGTGGCCGGGATGTGTGTCTCGCCTGCGAGCTTCGAAGCGCGCCAGCGCCGTTCGCCGGCGACGATCTCATACTCCTGAAGATTCTCGCCCGACGGACGAACAACAATCGCCTGCAGCACACCCACCTTCTCGATCGACGCCTTGAGCTCCTCGAGCTTCTTCTTGTCGAACTTCTTCCGGTTCCAGGGATTGGGATGTAGCTCGTCGACGGCGATCGCGGCCTGATTGGGAACCGTGGCAGCTGTCACGGCGTCCTCCTCTCAACAAGTTCTAGCTGAAGTTCCTCTCCACCGCAGCAGAGGTAGCGCCACACGTTGCCGCATCTGGTGACGCGTGTGCTGAGCCAGGTCTCACGGCATCGGTTGCATGGAATTCTGGCTGCACGGTTTGACGCACGGCCCGCTACATCAGGGTGTTCGAATCGGCCGATGCGAACGTCGGCTTTGTCCACGCGAAAAGTCGCGTAGTTTTGCCTGGCAATACTCTTTCGGTGCCGGCGTTGAGCTATGCTTTGCGGCTTCACCACACTCAACCGGGCACGCGTCGCCTGCTGGCGTTCAGTCTTGGGGTTTTTCATGCTTCTCGAGTTCAGCCAGTTCCTTCTCGGCCCGTCGTATTGCCAGGTCCGCCTGCGGGCCTGGGTAGTTGTCGTGTAACTCCTTCGCGCGCCTCAGCGCCTCTTCAGCTTCACGGAGACGAGGGTTCACGCCTTCCATCCATCCACCGAACACGGCAAGGATTTCCAGCACTCATCACACACCTCATCACACTGGTCCTTCGCGAACCCAGGGAACTTCTCAGCGAGCTCGGCCTCTGCCTCCTTCTGAGGCCGGCTAGTTACGAAATCACCACCGCACACGGCGCACGTGTACTTGTGGGGCTCGTTCATGTTCTCCTCACAGCAAAACGAGATGTCACCACGCGGTACCCGTCCTCGAATTCCACCATGACCGAGTTGAGACGGCCGCGGGCGATAATGACACACCGCTGGCCTTTGCGCTCGGGCAGGCGAGCCTTCCAGTACCAGATGTAGGGGTAGTCAGACACGGACTGCCTCCAAAACGACCTGCTTGTCGGGGCTGTAATACTCCCAGTACTTCCGCTCGAATTCTTCCCAGATCTCGATGCGCTTTATGCGGTCTGCCTCGCACGCCTCGAGCGTGTTTTTCTCTTTCGCTAGTTCGTCCTCCAGAAATTGGTCAGCGAAGAGCGGAAATCGCTCGGCACGTTTCCTGGCGTTGCTGATTCGTTGGGCGAGGATCTGTTCGGCCGACCGCGTCTTGATTGGTTTCGGTGTCCAGCTGGTGTACACGGCGAGCCCGTCACCGGGCGTGCGGTCTCCTTTGATAGCCTCATACATCTCCGGATCCTCGCTGTCGCCGAAGCGAGAAAGACCCCACCGAACAACGGCCCGTTCCGAAGCCTGGCCGGACGTCTCAAGGCTGTAGATCATGGTCAATGTCTTCAGTCCTCAAACTCGTCGTCTTCGTAATCAGCGCCGACGGGAAGCGCTCGTCGATCGAGGTCTGGCATCCACACCGTGATCGGTTCACGGCGGATGCGTCGAGTTGCAGACCGGGCGATTTCTTCGGCGACCGGCGTGATGCTGTAGATCGCGCTTGCGCCGTAGAACCGGGTGAAGGCTTCCGCATCCTCGGTTTCCGGCACGTCGACTCGGAGGAAAGTCCCGCCGGCAATTGTCTCTTCTGATGCTCGGCCGGCGATTTGCTGATGGCCCATCAACTCCACGATTGCCCAGGTGTCGAACTTCTCAGACATTGATTCTCCTGTGTGGTGGCCCCTCGAGGTGGCCCGCAGCTGCGCTCAGCCACGGGCCGTTCTCAGAGGTGCTGCATGGGTCGAGTGTTTTTGGTCCGTTGACCGATGGGGCCCCGAAAGGGAGACTCGACCAACTCCCCCCTCCAAAGACGGTGGCCGGACTCCTCCCTGCCTCGACCGGCTGTAGGGCTGCGGATGCGCCGTCGCAGGTCGCTCTCCTAGCACCGCCATTCTTCTCTCTTGTAGCGTGTGCGCCCAGCACAACCTGACGAGCCTATCCCCGTCAAAGACGCACGCGCAGTGATTGCCTGTTTTCATGCCTGACGTTCCTCGGTTTTAACCGTCTCGTGAATGTGGTCCTCGAGGCTTGCGAGCTGCTCCTCCATCTTCTCTGCCGTGCAGGACGGTTTTCTGGTCCATTCCGCCCACTTCATCCGCTTTTCGTCGCTCACCGATTCGTGACTGAGGAGGAGGATCGCCCGCTTCAGCTGGTCCACGGTGGGGCCGTGGACCGCGGAGCGTAGTACATCGTGGGCGCAAAGCGCATCGACGATGGCACTCACGTACCCGCGTTTCTTTGCCATGGCGAGCACGTCGTGATCGGCCGCGCGGTAGTCCGGCGGCTCGACTTCCTGGCCGTCCTGGTAGGTCGCTCCGTAGAGCTTCTTCGTGCCCTGCGACGTGAACCGACTCTCGGATGTCGAGCAGCTCCCCGCGGCCACACCTAGCACTCGAGTATCGCGGCCGACAGTGACCCTGATCCGATACATCACGTGCTCAGGCGTGTAGATGTGGTCGTCGGTGTGCTCATCCAACTGCTTCACGTCGTACCGATCACCGAGCTTACTGGCGCCCCGACGGGTGAAGGCGTACGAGTCGGATTTGGGGACCTTGTAGTAGTCGTTTTCCTGGTTGACGTAGCCGTTGGACTTGTAGGTCGCCTCGACCAGGTGGTCCCTCACGAACGCGATCATCTCGAGCCGGCGCTTCAGAAACGTCTCTGATGGTGTCTCTCCGGGAGCGAAGAGTTCCATTGCCTGGTCGACGTCCACCTTCCCATTCTCCCGGTTCACGGCCGAGGCCCCCGCGCATCTCTCTCGTCAACCCACTTCGATATGCGGTAGAGCGCACCAGGTAAGACGATGCAACAGAGGATGATTCCCGCGATCAGTTCGCCAGGCATCAGTTCACCAGTACCTTTTCTTTCCGGGTATCAACGAGCTTGAGCGGCGGGGTGATCACATCGATGTCGCGCTTCGACGCCTCACCGAGTCCGCGGAGAAATCGATCCATGCCGGCGTGCCACGCCTGCCGCTTCTGCCGCTCGTTGTACCAGTGAAGACCGGCGTGAAAGGCGAATCCCGCCAGAAACCAGACGATCGCGGTGATGACGAGGATGTCCATCAGGCGAGCGCCGGCTCAGATTGGACGGGATAGGTGTCGATATTCCAGGCAACTCCGTGACGCTCCAAACATTCAAACCGGAGCCGTTTGGCTACCTCGTAATTCGATCTAGCGTTACGGACGTTCTCTTCGATGTTGAGCTGGTAATCGCCAGCGTTCCACAACTCGCGCTCCGCCCAGATCGCATCGCCGTCACCGTCGGTTTGTGTGGTCTGGCCCGCTATCGGCAAGTCGTTTTCGTCGCGACTCTTGAGAGCTTCCCGGACTTTCCTGCATGCCCATTGCTGTCGAGCAACAGCAAGTTCTTCCTCGGTAAACACGTCATTCTGGATACAGTGGCGGGCAAGTGTTTGAATCGAACAGGCGCCCGTTGCCTGCATTGCCTCAAGAATGCGTTCTTTCTGACCTGACATCAGACCTATCCTTCCAACTGTTTGAGAAGTTGCCGAAGGGGCGCTTCGGCTTGCGACACCAACCGTTTTACAGACTCCTGCGACTTCTTTCGAATGCCCGATAGGCGCTTGAGCACCTCACGGAGGTCGTATATGCGCTCGTCGGGCATCGGAGGTTTCTCGGCAGCCGTGGTAATAGCTAAACTGCGCTCCATTGGATCATCGGATTCATTAAGCCGATAGATTTCAGCACGCTGGTCGGCCTTGTGGCGCCGGAGATAGCTCAACATTTGGTTGGCGTACATGGCGGGGATGTAGTCTTGGTCGACCAACGCGACCGCCCGAGGACGCTCCTCTTCGGGCAACGCGTCGAGGTGATGACGACCTTCAAGAATCTCGTAGTCCCGCCAATTCCGTTCCCGCATGAATGGGTACTCGTTGACGGCCTCGACTTCCTGAACGGCCTCTTCGACGCGAGCGGCAGTAATCGGCTTCTCTTCAGCCTCGGACCTCTCGACGGTTTTGCCCCAGGCTTCGCGTTGTTGTTCAGGCTTCTTCAGACGGGTGAGTGGACGGGCTTGACCTTCACTCACTGGAGCGATGTGTGCGCAATTGCGCACATTTTCGGCCGCTTCGGCGCCTGCGATGATCTCGTATGCGTGGCGACGTTTCCACCCCCACCGCTCCACACAGTATTCATCAAAACTCCGATATTTGCCGCCGTTCTTTGGTAGGTAGAGTTTATCTTTCTGAATCTCCGCCAGCGCCATTCCCATCTCGACAAATCCACATTCTATTCTCTGCTCCAACTCCGCGAGACGGTTTGCCTTGTTTGTGAGTGCGACCGTCATAGTTCGAATTCCGCCTTGATTGCTTCGATGACTTGGAGATTGAGCGCCAGCTGACGCTCTGCCTTCCGCGCCCATTCGGCAGCGGCCTCGCGTGTACGAAGGGTCCGGAACGCGTTCTCTGCGATGTCCTCTTCGAGATCCCGGAGTTGAGCCTCTTCGATGAGTTCGGGAGTGAGAGGGCAGGGAAGAACGCCCTGCCGTGCAGCCATTACCTCGACGAGCCAACGATCCGACCGCTCCTGTTGACCAGCCTGGACAAACCCGGCGACGATGACAGCCGCTCGCCGATTCGAGCGGCGTTCACCGTACATGAGCTGGTGCGCCGTTCCCTGAGTGACGCCGAGCTCCCGCGCCACATACTCTTCGGGCGTTACCCGACGAGGCGGGAAGTACTTGCCGATCGACGTGCGGTGCCTCAGTGTGCGGGTCGCCATGGGATCAGGCTGCTTCGGCTTTGCGGTAGGCAAATACGGCGTCCCGCACCACCGCGGAGCGGGTAAACGCGAACATCACTTCGCGGACGCCATCTGATGCGGAAAGAAATCCTGCTTGGTCCAACGCAGTCTCGATTTCGTTCTTTTCACGTTCGGTAACGGCACCGCCGATAGTCTTATGTCGTGGCGGACCTTCCCTACGGCCGAAAGGAAGGCTATTGTCTGACGTCCTTAAGGTGTTGTTTTCCATTGGTTTGGATCCTGTGTAGCGGCTATTAAGCGTTAATACTACACTTAACTTAATAGCCTTACACTAAACGTACAAGAGGCGAATCGTGGGCGGTACGTTAACGCAACAGGACGTTCTAGAATTCTTGATTGAGCGAAAAGGGTGGGGGCAGGCCGACTTCGCCAAGAAGCTGGGTTACACGAGTCCTGCGGCTGTAAATAAGTGGTTCTCCCGAAACCCTGAGACGTTCAGGCCGATGCGACGCAAGAGTATGCAGAAGGTTGAACGCGCAATGAGACTGCCACCTGGATTCCTGTCTCGTAAGTGGAGTAATCTTGAACAGCTTACAGAGTGGGCTGACGGATATTTTGAATCACGTTCCGAGGGCGATTCTTTTGAGGCGAAGGTAAAGCACGGCGAGGCGCATATGAGGGCCGGCGCAAGAGCGGGCGCGTCGTTTGCGGTAACGGTTCGGCGCAATCCACTTGCACAACTGGAAGCTCAGATACAGCTCTTAGTGAAACTCGCCGACGAATACATCGAAAATGAACAGGTGGGATTGGCCGCTGCTTGCTGGGAAGCTGCACAAATCCTTCGGTGGACGCATACCAAGGCGACGGGACAGTTGCCCAAAGCTCTGTCGTTTCAGGACTTTGATATTGAAAGTGCCGTCCTGGCTAAGAAATCTCTGGGCGCTCTCCTTATGGGGCTGATTGGGGACCGGATGCTCAAGGATCCTGAATCGAACCTTTCGTATCATGAAGTGGTGCAGAAGGTTTTGGAGATCCTGAATATGCCCGAACTTTTTGAAGAGTTCTCTACCCCTCCAGCCGAAGAGATCGTCGGGGATTCTGAACCTGACATTCCAGACAATGATGGCGATGATCAGGCTGACGAATCAGCGGGATAGGCTCGATCGCGTCGGATAACGCTAGCACTGTCAGCTTCGCTGGATTCAGGGTTCGCTGAAGTAGAAAGGGGCGTCGACGGCCAGGATGGACAATCAGATAGTCTCCCGGCAACGCGTCAATTTCGGATACCGGTTTCACAATTCTAAACACAGCGGTAGGCACAATGTCCTCCAAACGCTACAGTGTGATGCCCAAACTACTGTGGTGTGACGAATGTTTCAGTGACCTGCGACCCTCACGCTGACGAATGTCCCAAGAACGACATATGATGCCCCAAAAACGCACTATCGGAAGCGCGGAAGAGGTGTAGGTTCGAAGAAAACCTGAATAACGGAATCCAGCGAATGCCGACAGACCAACAGATGTACGACTGCAAGCAGTGTGGGCAGAAGACGATCCATCTCGTGTCAAGACCAAGCCACCTACTCCATCTATTTCTGACCATCGTCACGGTCGGTGTATGGCTGCCAATTTGGATATTGGTTGCGGTGATCCGACGCGCGCCACAATGCACTGTGTGTGGGTCCAAATATACGGGGTTCCGAGTAGCATAACCTCCGCTCAGCCGCCGCGTGAGGTAACAAACAAGGTGGCGACGCGCCTACAGAGGCCCACCGATGATGGAGTGCTTGAACGAAATTGATAAATGTCCCAAGAACGTAGGTTGGTGCCCCCAAAACGCCCTAGCGGAAGCTGAAAAGAGGTGTAGGTTCGAGGCAAGAATCGACCTGAGACCCTTCACACATTGCCGGCGGGCAGTCAGGAAGCAATCGTATGGATCCCCGTGTCTACGAAGTCTTCATTGTCATACTCGCGATAGCGGCGATCGCCCAGACAATCAGGCATCTGTTGGCGACCAAGGTTGGGAGCAAACTGAAGGCCGAACTTGCGGAGGAGAAGAAACGTTTCACGGCATATCGACAAAAGACTGAACCGCTCAGGAAGTACGAGGCAATCGTCGATGCCGAGGGAGAAGCAGCCAGGATAAGGTCTGATGCCGCCGCCCAGGCAGCCGCGTTGAAAGCCGAGGCCGACCGGATACGGGAATCTGCACAGCAGGAGTATCAGGAGAAGATTGCCGAAGCTGAAGCCCTGGCCAGTTCAGAGCTCAAGGAGTCGAGGGCTAAGGCGAAGCAGTTGCGTGAGACTGCAGAACAGCGGCTACAGGACGCGCACGCCCTCGCGAACCAGATAGAGTCGGACGCCAGGGAGAAAGCGGTACAGATCGCCGGCGAGGCCTGGAAGGCAAAGGAAGACGCCGACCAATACGAGGCAACCGTGAAGGCGATGAAGAACATTATCAAAGGGTATGGCGACGAGTACCTGGTGCCGAACCAAAGCGTGCTCGACGAACTCGCGGCGGAGTATGATCACAAGGAAGCAGGCCAAGAGTTGGCGAAGATCAGGACGCTGATCAAATCAATGGTGAAGGGCGGGCAGGGCGCCGAATGCGACTACGTTGAGGCGTACCGTCGCGAGACCGCGATCGAGTTTGTACTCGACGCCTTCAACGGCAAGGTCGACACAATCATGGCGAAGGTGAAACACGACAACTACGGCAAGCTCCAGCAGCAGCTACAGGATGCGTTCCGTCTCGTGAATCACAACGGCAGGGCATTCCGCAACGCGCGGATCACTCCGCGGTACTTCGATGTCATGGTGGATCAGCTGAAGATGGCTGTCGCAGTTCAGGAACTGATACGAATCGACCAAGAGGAACAACGCAGAATCAAGGACTTGATACGGGAGGAAGAGCGAGCTCGGCGCGAGTTCGAGAAGGCACTCCGGGAAGCTGAGAAGGAAGAGAAGATGTTGCAGAAGGCGATGGTGGAGGCGGAGGAGAAGCTCGCCGCAGCCGCGGAGGAGGAACGCTCGGTGCTCGAGGACCAATTGGCCACACTAAGAGAGCGTCTCGCCGAAGCCGAGGCGCGCGAGCAGAGAGCGAAGTCAATGGCGGAGCAAACGAAGCAGGGCCATGTGTACGTGATCTCAAATGTGGGTTCTTTTGGGGAGGAGGTCTTCAAGATTGGCCTTACGAGACGGTTAGAGCCGAAGGACAGGGTGAAAGAACTCGGAGACGCGTCAGTTCCGTTTGAGTTCGATGTCCATGCAATGATCCATTCCGATGATGCACCTCGGCTGGAATACGATCTCCAGAAGTACTTCGAGCGTCATCAAGTGAACAAGGTGAATCCACGGAAAGAGTTCTTCCGTCTTCCGTTGGGAACGATTCGGGAGCGAGTGACAGAGCTGGGACACGAAACGCACTGGACCATGAAGGCCGAGGCTGTTCAATATCGCGAGACGGTTCAGATCGAGAGGAGAATGGCCGCCACCGACGCGGTCACTGCAGCCGCGACCACTGAATAACCGCGTGTCCCCATAACCCACGTCCACTGCGAGATCAACGGTTGTGCGGAATTTGCACAGACATACATCAGTGAGGGATGCGTGGAGGCGGTGGATACGTGAGATAGGTGTTATCCCGTGGTTCTCAGTGGAGCTTTTCCAGCAGCGTAGCCCTCAGCACGCATCGGCACTCGTGGCCGCCGTCGCGCGGCACGGCAAGGGTGCATGAACCGGGATCTGATCGTATGCAGGCGACGAATCTGACATGTCCATCGGTCTGGTATTGCTCGATGGTGGGTTCAGAGCAAATGTAATCCCGCGGGCAATACATCGGGCCCAGAATTGCATCGATTTTCCGCCTGAGTTCTACATCCATCGGAACCTCGTTCCGTGCACGGTGCGGCTTTTCGGCTCACTTTACAACGCTCTCTGGTAGATCAAGAAAACCGAGATAGCCGCGAAAACGCAACAAATGTCCCAATTCCATACATCGCTGCCCCATCAGCGCACTGTTCGGATGCAAATCAGGACGTAATTTGGGCTGCGTATACATGATCCCGGCTAACGAGGTGAGCATGATCAGCACGCGAATACACAGCACTATGGGATTGGTGACGCACAGGGGAAGTGGGGACCTGTCGATAAGCGAGATCGAGGAAGCGTTCGAGGCTCGCCTGCAAGATCCTGAATACTGTGCAGGAATGAGAGTCTTGTGGGACTGCCGGGAATCCCACATCGCTAATTTTTCGGCCGCTGAACTTACCGGTCTAGTCAAATACAACGCTGACCACCAAGAATCTCGAGGTGGAGGAAGGTCTGCGATCGTTGTTTCGCGCGACGCGGACTATGGCGTTGGGAGAATGTTTCAATCCTATGCCGAACAGCTTCCGTGGGAGACCATGTTGTTTCGAGATCTCAACAGCGCAATGCGATGGCTTGCCAAAGACGAGTGACAAAGGAGAGCTGAGGAGCTTCGATGGCCAATATTCTGATAGTCGATGACAACCCCGATCTCCTCCGTGTGCTGGCGCGCATTGTGGAGGGAGCAGGCCATGAGTGTGTGTCTGTGTCGGGGGGAAGAGAGGCGATCGAAAAGTTCGGCAATCGGAGCTTCGATGTGGCTATCGTGGATCTGATGATGCCGGAAATGGATGGCACGGAACTCATAGACTGGATGAGTAAAGAGGCTCAGAACACCAGGGCAATCCCGATGTCCGCAATCACGAACCTGTTGATCGCCCCGAGCAAGCTCACCGATGGCGTCTGTCTCACAAAGCCATTCAGGCTAGAAGAAGTGTACGCGGTCTTGGACGAGGCGCTAGAAGTGAGTTCGGGCAACGAGCAGTTGAAGGGAAAGGGGACAATCGGCATGACAGGATCTTCCGATGACCAGCATCGAGCCGAACGCCGTACAGATCACAAGTTGCGGGAGAGGGTGACAAATCTCCTCGGGGAAGTGCGAGACTTGCACGGTCAGCTGCCCGTGATGGAGGACGACGATGTCGAGGCTGCACACCGTCGCTTCCTGAAATACGCCGATATGATATGGGATCGGTTGCTCGAGGGCGACCGAACCCGGGAGTAACAGGTGAGCTCACAGAGACTGTGGACGGAATGAGGGAGCCACATGTTTGTGGAGGACGAAGAGAGATACGAGGGAATCCGCATAGTTGACCAATGGGCGATGGTAGCAGAGAGGCGGGATGCGTGGAGATCCTGAGGGGAAGCCGAAGGAAAAGCTGAAGCAGGAAAGGAGTATCTGATGGGTAAGAGAAAGGTGTACCACGTCACACAGAGAGACGATGGAAAGTGGCAGGTGAAACTGGAAGGAGCGAGTCGACCCTCAGATGTCCAGGACACCAAGGTAGAGGCAGTCTCACGGGGCCGCGGTAGAGCCCGAAACGCCCCTCTGGGGCAACTCAAGATCCATAAGCAAGACGGCAGGATTCAAACAGAACACACTTATGGAGAGGATCCGTACCCGCCGGAGGGATAGGGCGCTGCCACAGTTACATGGAGGTAGGACATGCCATGCAGAGTAGGAATCACGACAGATCCTGACGAACGCAAGAAGTACTGGGATAGGCATGTTGTCGGAATGACGAACTGGACAATCCTGGCGCGGTACGCCAGACGGGAGGATGCCCAGGCGCACGAGACGAATGCCGCGCAGCAATACGGCTGCCAAGCGCACGCGGGCGGGTCTGACGCAGCTGGCACGTGGCACGTATACTATTTCAAATACACCAGAACCAAGTAAAAGACAGCGTGCCCGCTACATCCCGCCGGAAACCCCACCACGTGTGAGGGATGCGTGGAGATGGTGAGGGAAAGGATAGACGAGGAGCGAAAAATGGGCATGCTAGGTTGTGATTCGAGGATTCTATGAGTGTCGATGTCTTGTTGTCAGGTATCCTCGGTGCACTTCTGGCAGTACTCGTCAACATGTTCTACGAACAGGTTGCATTTCGACGCCGCGTTGCCATGGAAGTCTCCGCGTGGGTAGAGGACGTTGATGCGTTGCGGAATCAGCTGTTTGCGGCACGGGAGATGTTGGAGCGCGCGCTGGCAAAACCACATAACAAAGAAATGTCGCGCACGTGGGAAAACCGTCTCAACACCATCGGTGACCGCCTGGTGTCACAGGTGAAATCGAAAGCATGTGTGGTCAAGGTGGCGTTGGCGTTCGGTGAGGGGCGGGTCGCAGAGACTATGGCACACCTCCAACATGCCATTTCAACGCTCGTGGTTGAAGAGATTGAGGCGATTCATACTGGTGACCCGAAGGCGCTCGAATCAGCTGGTATCTCAGGATTGCGAGGTGCTGTCGATGCCATACAAGAGCCTTTAATGATGGTTCTTGTTCGGCACGGCAGCCTTATGGAAGTTGTACGAACTCTTGGGAAAGGCCGGCCGTTCGATCACGGCCACCGTAGAAGCCTTCCCGACATTCCGCAGGGAACGGTATGATGGATGCGTGGAGATGGTGAGGAACACCCTAGACAAACAGGAACAAACCGGCATTTTATGGCGTATTGCAAGATAAGGTTGACTAGATGACGCCTGAAGACACACAAGAGATCTCGATCATAGAACGCGCCGATGCCGTCGCCGAACAGCTCGATGCGGACGTGCTCTTCTACAATGGGAACCTCGACAGGCCAGTTTGCCTCAAACTGATTTCGGCAGTTTCTGAGAGAAATAGACGGCCCAACGCGATCCTACTCCTCGTCACACCTGGTGGCAGCCCAGACGTTGCGTTCCGTATGGCCCGGTGCTTGCAAACACAGTATCAACAATTCCACCTCTACGTATCTGGGTTTTGTAAGAGCGCCGGCACACTCGTGGCCATTGGAGCTCATGAGTTAGTTTTTGACGACCATGGCGAACTCGGGCCACTTGACGTACAGATGTCAAAGAAGGATGAACTATGGGACATGCAATCCGGACTAACAGTAACCGCGGCTCTGTCGACATTGCAGAGCAGGGCATATTTGGCCTTCGAACGGTTCTTCCTGCAAATTGAAGGTGGTAGCGGCGGTGCCATTAAGGTCAAAACTGCGGCAGACATCGCAACTCAGCTTGTAACCGGCATATATGCCCCCCTAATACGACAGATAGATCCTCTCCATGTTGGAGAAGCAGCACGGGCGGTGCAGATAGCAGATCATTACGGACAGATCTTGTTGGAGGTGGGAGCAAACACAAACTGCGAAGGACTCGATCACATAATATCCGGGTATCCTTCACATGGTTTCGTCATCGACAGGGAAGAGGCTAGAAAGTTATTCGACAATGTGCGCGCGCCGACTCACGAGGAATCGGTGTTGGCAAAAAGTCTGGGAGAGCATGCCCGGGCACCTATTACCCTATCGAAGATGGATGAGGTTATGTTTCTCTCAACTGAGATTAGCCTCCCAGATGGTTTGGGACTAGATCTCAACGAAGGGAAGACACCTGAAAATGAAAAAACAGACACTAGTACGGGGACGGGACCTGACGGAGTTGCTCCGCAATCGCGAGAGGAGTATGCAGGAGACGGTACGCAAGATGACCCGGGAACAACCAACGAAGCGAGGCCCAGCGGAGGCGACGGAGGACGAACGCACAAGGCGGTTAGTCAGAACTCGTGTGGATAGGCTACTCGCCAAGCATTAACAGGTTTGCGAACATACTGCGGAAACATACCCTCTGCGTTCAACGCGCGGGGGGTTTTTCCATCATATCATATGCGTTGCCAGCCGCTCCCACCGCCACGCCCGCCACAAACATCACTCTCCTGCTCGGACTGAGCCTCCCGTGATCAAGCGTGTGAGTTGATTTCCAGCGCCTCGTTTCTCAGCAGTCCTGCCAATCACCCAGGTTGCGCAGATGCCGGCCCATGCGGTCCAAAACACACCGGGAATCTCGATTGACGGCGGTGCGTCTCCTGTAAAATGCGACACCCATGGCAGAATGACGTTGTTCACTGTGACGAGAACCAGGCCAGCGTACACCACAGTCGGCCGGGCCCTCTTGGTGAAGTTGTCGTCCTGCTTCAGTTCTGCCTCGAGAACCCGAGCCTTCGCGTCCATCTCAGAGCGTATCGTCTGCTCGAGCTCCGAATCGCGCGCCTGAATGAGATTCGCGATCTCAAGCTCGGCAGCTCGCCGTTGTTCGGGCGACTCGATGAAGCGACCGAGAACGCCACCGATTGAATTGATGACCTTCCCGGCCGTTGCACCGAACAGCGATGCGATGATACTCACGTCGCCCCGATCGGCAAATGCGGCTTCACGAACCTCACCCACAGCTCTCGCATCAGTATGGCGAGCACCGTAACCGTGGGTGTCTCCGCGACAACCTCAGCTGATGGAAGTGGTGTGCCGGTGATCTGATTCTGCACGACGAGAAGAATCGCGCTGATCGCTGCGACCACGATCGGCTGTAAGGCTTTCAACGATTTGACGATCGCGCCATCCACCTCCTGGAGCTTCGCTGACAGCGCCTCGAAGCTCCTGTCCTTCCAACCGATCACGAGCTTGAGTAATCCCATCACCACGGCTGTGAGTGCGGCCGTGATCCAGGCTGAGAATTCCGTAAGCAGTTCCATTCTATCCTCCTTTGCTACGTTCGAAGTGAGGCAAATCATCGAATGATTGATCATGGACTTGCCGATCGCCGTCCCAGTCGCCGCCCCAGCGTATGTTGATTCCCATCTGCGCCGCCGTTCCCAGCACAAACCCGCCGAAGTAATACCAATGAGCCAATTGCTTGGCGTAGCCGAGGATGTGTTTCGCCATCTCTCGTCGCTGTTGAGCGGACATGCGTTCCAGCAGCTCGGCCAGGTCGGCGTGCATCTTTGGCCACGAAAGTGGATCCGGAGCAGCGTCGACCGCATTCGACGGGTCGTCCAGGTGTCGGGAGTCCATTGTCTTCGACACGCCCGTCGCGACGTTTTTCCGCTGCTGCTCGATCGTGCGCTTCCCCTCGAGGACCGTGTTCGGGAAATGCTTGTCCACCTCGAGCATGAGCTGCTCGAGCTCGTCGTGGCACGTCCGGAGACGAGTAAGCGAGCGATGCGAGTAGTGGGTCATTCCTTCCTCAGCAGCGCGAACGCGTCCCGCCAGGCCTGGGACTCGCGCTTCTCGTGTTGTTCCATTTCTCGCTGCATCAGTGCAAGCGACCGAGACGTTTCAGCCCGGTCCTTCCTGTCCTCCTCCGCCAGTTCGACGAGTCGCGCAAGCAGGATCTCAACTTTTCCGTTGCCGTTCTGTGGCCAGAAACGGTCGATGATCTTTGTGATTGCGATCCCGCCCGTGATGGCCACACCCACGACCGCGCCAAGCTCTGGGTTCATTTTCCAATCCTCGTAAGCGCGAGGCTCGATTCATCTTCAGTGCTGCAATTCATCGTTACCGTGACCCCGGTGTTTGTGAGCACGCGCAGGAACACGTAGTCAGCTGCATCGAGCTCGAGCGGGAGTTCGATCGTGAACGAGCCGGTCGCAGGAGAGTTTCCGTCCAGCCTGTGCGTCCGGTACGCACCGCCGTTGGTCCTGAGTACGAAGTAGGCCCACCAATTGGCGCCGCCTCCGGCAAGCCCGCTGTAGGTGGCGTTGAGGGTGGCTTTGTAACTGCCACCTGCTCCCGGCGGCACCGTGAGCCGTGATTCGAGCGGCGGAGTGGTGCTGTGAACGTCGCCGTGGTCAAACGCTTCACTGTTCCACGGCACGTCCCAGCTGTATGGAGAGCCGGTGAAAGTCTGATCCGTGTCGTGGTAGACCTTGGCGCGAGCTCGCTCGAACCCGACCGTAATACTTCCCGCCGTGGCGGAACCAAAGATGTCGGCGTAATCACGGCACCAGACAACGAAGTTCTCGCCACGCTTGTCGTGGTCGACGATGACCCCGAGTATCCACAGGCGACCTCTCACTGCGTTCGCGGTGTTCGGGTCGACCGCAACGAATCGATCGGTCTCGACCGCGACCAGGTCGCCGAGCTCGAGCTCGGGATATGCATAAACAGAGTTGAATCCGAGTGTGAGGAGACCGGGGCCGAAGAACTTGACGCCGCGACCGCCGATTGTGTCAACCAAATCAGGTACTGCAGGCGGTGACGGGTCGTCGAGCAACTTCATCACTTCATCACCCGGGTCTTGTGTGTCGTTCAACGACGCACGGCCGAGGTTGGTGAGTGATGACCCATGCGCGAAATACGCTTCGCCGAGATACCGATTCTCGTCTTCGCTCCACCCATATTTGACAGTCCACTGGGGTATTCGATGCTCGTATCCTGGGGACACGTAGGAGGGCTTGATCGTCTTCGAAGGAAAAACAGCGACAACAGCCTTGTCGCCGTACATATTGAAAGCCTTGACGCGTCCCTGAGACTCACCTACCGCACTCCCGTCACAGTATGCGATCGCATCGAGGAGATCTTTTGCTTCGAGTTCTTCGTTGATCCGTCTCGAGATAGTGGTCGTATCATCTTCGATCCCAGGACCTCGAAATCGGCCCGGCAGCTCTATCTGACTGTCCAGGAGATCCTCGTAGACATCCTTCAGCGTTTCGCCGGCGTAGGTGAGCGGGGCGCGGCTGCTGGTACCGGTGTTGAACCTCGGAAGTTTCGCCTTCACCAAGGCGAGAGGGCTGAATGCCGTGATCTCCATCGCGCCGTCGATCGCCTTCGGTATCGGCTCGATGAATGTGCCCATCTCCATCCAATACTGACGATCGAGATCTGGGTGCCCCCAGTAGATCCGGAACTGGATCTGGCCCACGTAATAAGTGGAAAGCAAAGAGGTGATCGCGTCGTTCCAGTCTCGCACACCGTCTTGGATCGCCACGAGCTTCGCGCTCGAGATGTAAGTCTTGAGCGTGACCGGATCGACCTGGCGGTGGATCTCCTTCACGTCCACAACACTCGAAAGATTCATGAGTGCGACATCCTCGACACCCAACCGACGCAAGATCGGAGAGACGACGCCGTTTGTGTCCGGATCGAGATCGCACTTCATCTCATAGTACCGGTTCGCAGCCAGGCCCACATCGGCTGCTGTTTGTCCATCCTTCACCTCAACCCAAGATCCGGCTGGAATCCGTGCACTGGCGGTGAGACTGGTGCCTGACCGCTCAGAACCTTGGACTACAAAGACGACTTCGTCAGCCGATGCCGGCGTTGCTCCGAGATCCATGTTGTTGTTCGTAAATTCGACGGTTTGCTGTGTGTAGCCTCCCTCCTGGATTGTGATGTACGGAGTCATCGAGTCGTCGGTTGCCCCGTACAACCCGAACCCGTCGATCGTGGTCACCTTGGTGAGCGTATATCCCTTCAGGACATCACCGTCAGAATCGGTCTTGCTCGGCTGAGCCGAGTCACGGCCCCAGCCGCAATTATCCGCAGGACTGCCATCACTCTGTGCCGCATAGATGAGGATGTACGACGTGGGAAACCGGTAGTTGTTGTCGGGATCGTTCGGGACCAGTGTCTTAGGCCGCGGCCTCGGATGCACGCCGGTGAAGTCGAACGTCACTTCATGCGCAATCGATCCACTCTCATCGACCCAGATGATTGTCGACAGCGGTACGATAACGTGGCGCCCGCGCTCAACTCGTTGGAGCCCCATGATCTGACACCCCCAACGCGCCACTGTCTGAGGATCGCCAGTGCGCTTCGGGTGGAGCCAGGCCTTCACTTTGTGGATTTCGAAATCGCGCGGATCGTCGCCCTTCCACTGTATCTGCGCAGCGCTGTACGGAGACGCGTGGTCAAGATCGGTGTAGTACCCGTCCTGCGTGGTGTGCGTGATCTTGTCGGAGATCGTGGGCTCGATCTCGAGACTGCCGTCTTCCAGATTGTCGAGGCCGGTGAGCGAGTCCGCGTCTTCCCATCCGTCATACGTGCAGACGACGTCCGCGTTCTCGACCACTGCCGCGTACACCATCTCCCGTGCACTACATGGCACACAGCGCGTCCAGCGCTCTAACGTGGCATTCCAGTTCGACTTCACGGGAGAAGCGCCCTGAAGTCTGAGAGAGATTGCGAACCGGGAGCGACGATCAGCGCTTCGAGTTGTTGGTGGCCAACATTATTACCCGCAACGCCCTCGTAATTGATATACAGCGAGTGCCCACCCCACACGGAATCTAGCGCGAGGGCCCCAGACGCCGGGCCTGAGGACTCGTCACCAACGTTGATTGATTGGTGCAGTTGGACCGAACCGTCGCTGCTTAATGTGCCGCGCAATTCAACGATGTCGTCGAAAGATGGTGCCGTCGTCATCGCGGATTGCGTACTACTGCCGCCACTGTTGCGAATGTTCATCGTGTAGTAGCCAAGCCTCGCCCAAATCCGCACCGACGCATTGTTTCCCGATCCGCCTATCTGACACACTCGCGGCCAATTGCTGATCAGCGTCGATCCAACCTCGCGCAATTTTGCATATATCGTCATCGCCCGTGGCGGAGTCCAAAGCGGCAACGAAAGCGCCTCGGCGTTGCGAGTAACTGCTGCCGTGTCCGTCACGATCGGCGAGGAGTAGAACCCGGCCTCCTCCAGTTGGCAGTGGTGTAGGATCGCCGAGACCGAGTTGTTGTCGCCTACAGGCTGAACGTACACATGCCGTGTGTGCCCAACCGTCCCGGAACAAGTGACACCGAATAGGTATACCTCACCGCCGTTCGGCCCTTCGTTGAGCAACTTCGCCCCGAACACGGCCCCAGTGCCCTCATAGAGTGTGATTGCGCCAGTACTCCACGTAAGGAGCGCACCAGCGACGTAGGACGCCCCAGTAGCATCGTAGATCCTTAGCCGTGTTACACTGGCGTCGACGTTCTCGACGATGAGATAGCATGTCTCATCGTCCCCGGTGAACGTGCCGACGGATTGTATTCGGGATGACCCGCCATCGCGCTCGTGCTCGTATGCCGTCTGGCCATCGATTATGCTTGTTCTACTGGTGATGATGAAGTTGCCCGGCGACGACCACGTGTACGGTGGGCCTGGGCCAAAGTCGCTACTCAGCAGTAGTTCGTTTTCCCGCTCGTCCTCGAGGAGCAACGTCAGCGTATCGAGTATTCCGTCACCATCGGCATCAACCCAGTGAGGCCGGAAAACGTCTTCTTCCGAGGCGTGGTATAGTCCGTCCTTGCCCATGAAGTACGCTGTACCGGTCCGCGCGAAGTTCTCGATCACACCCTCGCCACGCCGAGCGATTCCGGTTGTCCGCCTGGAAAGCGTTCCGAATTGCCGGAGGGCTGCCCCGCCCGCGTAGAAAAGGATGTCACTCGGGTGGATACTCACGGCATCCTCCAGTATTCGACACACACCTCGACCTGGGTCCTGACGCTGTCCCCGTTTGGTGCGAGGACCGTTGTGTCGGCAACCATGTGGCAGTTGCGGTCACCTGGACCGTTCGGAGAGCCGCACGCACAGAAGACGAGCAGCGCCGATGCAACCAAGTACTTCATCGATCCTCCGACGGCTGGTGCTCGATGTATGGGATCTGCGCTGACTCATACGACCAGCGCTGCCCGAGCTGGAACCCGACACGGGACCCACCGGGCCTCACGACACAGAACGCCCGGTCGGCCTGGTCAGAGTCGGGCACAAACCACATCGGGTATCCTTTCCCGAAGAGCGTGCTCAAGTGGTAGCGGGCGAGATCGTATTTCATGAAGCCCCAAAGGTCGATGTTGAACGTGCCGACCCTGCTCCGTGTCGCGTGGCCGCGGCCGAGCCAGCCGTGTTCACTCATTGTTTCCGCCGCGTGCAGCTCGGTCATGTCCACGTCGGCCGGCCGAACGAGGTCGTCCGTTGAGTATGAGAGGCCGAGCCAGAGGCCGGTCACAATGGGCTTTAGATCGGCTCCCATCGCAGGGAAATAGGGACGCCAGTATTTGTATCCACGAGGGAGATCGACCCTTCTGACATACGCGCCTTCCTCGGTGAGCACACCGTCCTCGAGGCGTCCAGGAGCCGAGACAGCGGGAATCGTGAGATCGAGAATCGATTCATGGGTTGTGTGGTCGTCATTCGACCCATGGAGCTCGAAGTCGTAGCCGGCGAGGTTGTGGCCGTCCATTACGAGCATATCAGCGCTGCGCACGCGATTGCACTCGACGTCGAGATATGTGCTAGAGTTTGCGGTGGTCGGAGTCCACTTATTGCTTTCGGTGTCCCTCCGACCCGTCCCAACCCTCCACGCCTCGGTACCCGTCGGTTCCTCTGCCGCATCGATCACGTGGTCCGGGAACTGATGGACGTTGAAGAAGTTCTCGACGAGAAAGACCGCGCTACCCACCGAACCCTCCTGCCGGCAGGATCCTGAATGTGCCGTCCTGGCGCGTCAGCTCGAGCAGCGCCTGGTTGATTCGCCACACCTCTGCGCCGTCCGAGCGTATGATTGCCGTGAAGTTGATCTCGCGTTCCTGGAGATCTCGCATCGTGCTGATGGCATTCGACCCGTAGCTGTCGACTTTCACCGCGACCGGCCCGCCACCTCCACCGCTCACCAGGCTCGATAGCAAACCACCGCCGGCAAGAATGCCCGCGCTCGCGACAGTTCCGACCCCGGGAATCGCGGTGAGGATTCCGGCAGCGCCACCGATGATGCCACCCAGCAATCCGCCCGATCCCTGTTGCGCTGCCTGTGCCATCTGCGAAAATGCGTTGATGACTGTGGTCGCCATTTGGTCGGTGGCTTTCGTCGCGGCACCAGCCGCACCTTCCATCGTGCCGAGAGCGTTCCCGAGTTTTCCGACAGTGTCACCAACGTCGAACTTCTTCGCGGTCCCGCCGTCGATCGAGATCAAGGGGGCCTCAAGGGGCCCAAACGGCAGCTTCGCATGTGCTGGCAGTAGTGCGGCTGTAGGGACCTCGGGCGTGACGTTGGCCGCTCCGGACTGAACATCCCAGGCCCGACCGGCAGAGTCGGCTACACTCTGCCACGAGCCCGCCAAGTTGCCGAGTGTCTCGCCAAGGTCCGAGATGTCGCCACGAAGATTCTGTGTCTGCGTCGCCACGTTCGCGAAGAACGCGTCGGCTCCGAACCCGCCAATCCTGAAGTCGATGTCGACGCCGGGGATCCGGTTGACCTGTTCGATCAGGAAGTTGATCGGTGTTGCAATTGCCAGCTCGAGCCCGCGGAGTACCGCGCCGACCACAGAGGAAAACGCGATCTCGAGGCCGCGTCCGAGAATCTCTCCGACGTTGAAGGCGCTCCGGATCAAAGTCTTGAACGCTTGAGCGACGAAACCGATACTTCTGATCGCCACCTGGCCCCAGGCCACGATCTGGCCGCGGTTCTCCTCGATAGCCGTGATTAGTCCAAAGGTCTGCTCGGTGAGACCTCCGGCCCTGTTTGTGAGGCCGAGCATATCCGCGAGGACACCGCCTAGCGTCTCCTTGAGATCGCCGAACGCGTTCGATAACTGCTGGATCGACCCGCCGACCGTCTTGGTCTTGTCCTTCGCCACCTCGAAATATCGAGCGGACTGCTCAAGGATCTGATTTAGACGTTCGGTGGCGGATCCGGACATGTCGACCTCGATGCCATACCTCGACAACGCGTTCGTTGTGCCGCCGATCGTCTTTCCGAGCATCTGAGCTGCGGCGTTGATGTCGCCTTTGAAGAGGCCCTCTCCCAATCCGACAATCGCCTGCTGTCCCCGCTCGAGCTCGCTTGTGTTGAGCGCCGGTGCGAGAAGAGTCAGACTCTCGGTTGCGGCGAGAATTGCCTCGTCGCCCTGGCGTGTGACTCGTTGGAGATTCGACGCGTTTCGAGTAAGCTGCTCAAGAGCAGCGGATCCGGACTTGCCGGTCTGCTCGAGGGCGCTGCCGAGGCCAACAACGGCGTCTTGTTGTTTCGTGAACGCGGTTATAAGGCTCTGGCCGAGCCTCCCAGCCGCAAACGCAGTTCCCAGACCAACCATCGCGCCCTTAAGCGAGAACACCGATTGCCGTAGCCGTTGCATACGGCCGCGAATGCCGGTCAGAACTTTGCTCGCGAGATCTCGCGCTCGGAGAACTACCGATACGCGCTCTTCAGCCATGATCTGTCCCCGTGATGATCCGCCGCGTTGGCTCCCTCTCCTGCGGATATGCCAGCTGCTCGACCTGGTTCTGCATTGCCTGTGCGGGTGCGTCGTTCTTTGTGAATAGACGGCCGGCTCCGAAGCCCACTCCCTGCATCAATTCAAGGAGCCTCCGAGCACTGAACCTTCCAGACTCACGCACCAGCAACACAAACAACGGCCAGGGGAGGTCTCGAGGCGGCGGCCCGCCGTAGGTTCCCGCATACTCGACGAGCATGTCGTTCAAACGGACTCGTCGCTCGTCGCCGGCGTTTCCGCCGTTGTCATCCGGTCCGTCTGCCAGAAAAAACGGTTTGCTACTCGCACGAGTTCGCCGGGCAGAAGGCCGTTGAAGGCCTTGCCGGCGCCGACCGCCTTCGGGAACTCCTTCAAGAACTCGCCCATGGCCGTCATATCACCGTGTTGCATTTTCTGGAGTAGCCCAAGCAGTCGGGCTGATTCTTCGAGCGTCGGTGCCTTACACCGAATCGTCTTTCCGTTGGGAAGCTCGAGTTCGACCGCGTCGTACGCATCGAAGAACTCGCGGTCTGTACTCATTTGGTTCATCTAACCTCCTTCTGAGCCAGCAGAACGACCTAATGCGTTTGAGATTGCACCAATGGCGTCCGGGACATACCTGATCGCCCCGCTCGCTTTAGCTGTGTGCATGGCTCGGTCGAGTGCGCGGTGGAAGTTCCTTGCATAGTCTCGGTGTATTACTCGAGTGGCGGTCTCCACGAATCTGAGCCGCGCCTCGATTGGAACTGAGCGCTTAAACGCATAAAGCTGCTTGATCTTCGATCGCCGGCCGCGCCCAGTACGTTGATACAGGCCAGCACTGGAACCAGTCGCGATAATGAACGTTCTGTCCTTGCCGAGTAACCGCCGTCCTTGGTGCCTGAATGGCCCGTAACGGGATTTGAGGGTTGGAAAACGCTTTGTCCTCCTGTGCCTGGTCCCGGTCGGAATTGCGAGGTGGCCGCTCTTCGGCTGTTTCCTGCCTCCGTGCTCGTGCTTCGCCAACACGGGCCGATCGCGATCGACCTGTAGCCTCCCCTCGAGCTTCGTCTTCGTCGCGAAGTCCTGGCGATTGATTTTGATAGTCCGTTCTATGAATTGCTTCCTCCGGAGCGTGAAACGGCGCTCGAGACCTCCACGGATCTCCCGCTGCGCAGTTGTGAGCGTGGTGTTGATCGCGCCCGCTGTGGCATATGGTATCTGCCTCTCAACCGCGCTAAACAACCTCAACGCCGGCGTGAAGTCCCCGCGCACGTCCATTTCAACCATCAGTTTGCTCGTTCCTCAGGCGTCGGAGTGCAAACATCAATCCTCCAGAATCGATCGCATCTGATCGCATCTGATCGTTGCCTGTCGGTCGACCCACCCTGGTCGGGGTGAGCTGGCAGGTACTGCGTCTGGCGAGGTGCGGGACAGGCCGGGAGAGAAGATGGCCTATCCCGCACACCTCGTTAATCGTGGGTCCAGAGATGATCCATACAGCGGAATGTGAGCACGTTCCCTGTGAATCCATCCTGGTCTTCATTGCCTGGTGCCTGTACGTGCGCGACGTCGACGTCGAACGTCAGCCGCTCGCCGCCGGCGGTTCCGACCCTCACTTGAAGAGCTCGTTCCGTGCGGGCGCGCTCATCTGCCCAGGGGCTGTAAGTACTGATCGCCTCCGCTTTTGCGTTGATCGTGACCACGGGTCTGCATCTCGGGACGGCGATCCTGAGGCCGTCGATTCCGACGGAGACGTTTGGCGATGTGACACGCACTACTTCATTGCCTTGTGCGATGGTGATTTGAGTGAAATCGGTCGCGATCGTGCCACCGATCAGCGCCGTTACGTCGACGGCGGGGGGCGGCAGTATAGCGCCATAATCGATGGTTGGGACGCTTACTTCAGTCGGGTTGTCGACCATGATCCCCTGTATCGTGTAGTGGAGGATCGTGACTTCGCCGCCTGTGACGATCCACTCGACGTCACCTACGCATCCGTGACCTTTGAACAGCTTGTTGCCGCTGTAGGCGTAAATGGTCACGCTCTCGTGGCTGTTCACGTCACTGATCCACGGATACTGCACGTCGACACCGGTGTTGACGACCTGATCGTTCCCGCAGGCCTGGTGCAGCGCATCCCACTCCGGAGGCGTATCCTCAGTGCCGCTGCCACGCATTTCGACGTACAGGTTGAACGTGATGACACGGCCCTTCGGTAGTGCGGGCGGAGCCGGCTGGTTCGAGCCCGTGGCGGTCTCCTCGCGCAGGTTCTCCCATTCATGGGCAACCTCGATGTTGCTCCACATCCGCTGCGCGACTCGTACGAAATCGGAGGACGGACTGGGAGTCGGATCGGTTCCGTAGACCGTCTCGAGCTTCACAAGTACGCCGTCGCTATCAATTGGATACAGCATCGTTCAGTCTCCCTGCTACGGCTGCGCCTGGAGGTCGCGAAGGACGACCCGCACGACGAGGCCAGACGTCAGACGTCCGGATTCAAGTGGCACAAATGGCGGCACGCGATCGAACGGCTGCCGGAAGTTGTTGAGGCCGATGTTGTTAGCGGTTCTCGTGGCACTGCCCTGGCGCTGAAGTGCAGCAAGGGACCACTCGATCGCCCGAAGCGTGTACGACGCGTCACGCAGACCTTTCGCAGTCTCGCTTTTCTGGTGGATGTATCCGATGACAGTCGGCATCTCTCCAGCTCGGAACTCCGTTGTGACTCCGGCCTCGAGCAAGATCTGGTCGAACTGAAACACCCAAATCCTGGGCCCAGTGAGCGATTCGGGAACTGAGCGTAGCGCAACCGAATCGTGGTCGAATTCGTTTTCAATCGCTGCGACGTCTGGCGGTTGGTCGTGGCCGGTATAGCGCGGCACCGTGGGCAGGAGCGTATTCACCCCCCATGTCGCGTCACCCAACCAGTCGGCGATCAGTTTCACGCCCTCGACGTTCATGTTTCCTCGACCAGTGTCACGAGCTCGAAGGCGCCGTCGGGTTCGCTTTTCCGGATCGAACGGACGCGGAATTCGGAACCGTCAACCGTGGGAACGGAGCCGACGGTGAGGTCGGGCAGCGCACCGGCCACGATCCGGATCCAGGTTTGTGTGAACTCGACCTCGAGCTGGAGATCGTCGGTCTCTTCAGTGGGGCCGATGTTCACTTCCGCCTTAGTCTCATCGCTACCCAAGACCACGTTGCACGGGTTATCTCCGAGGAACACCTCGAGGTCGTCGGGCTCGTAGACCACGTGCTATTTGCCCTTCTTGCCAGGCTTCTGTTCCGGAGCCGTTTCGTCCTCGACTTCCTCAGGCGCCTCCTTGGGCTTGATTGCCCCGAGGTCCAACAGCCGCTTCATCTCGGCTTTGTCAGCAATGTCGACGACATCGTCAGGTGCGAAGATCTTCTGCACGACCGGGCTCTTTTCGTTGGCCCGCGTGTTGTGGTGGATTGTGCAGGTCGCTACGTAATCCATTGGACACCTCATGGTTGTTGGGAAGCCGGCGCGCTCATTGCGAAACGCCGGCTCTCCGGTTTCAACTCGAGCTCAGTTGCCGACCGTTACAGGACGGTGGCGCAGAGGCTCGCGTTTACGCGATACGGCACCACCAACGGGGCGGACTGCAGCAGCAACCACCTGACCGCCGGATCTTCCTCGAGCCAGCTCTTGATGAAGTAGCGCTGTGCGTTGTATTGGGCCTTCTCATCCTGGATGGCTCCATACGCGCGGACGCCCTCGAGATCCGGACCGGAGAGGATCACCGTGCCCGACGGCAGCATGAGCTGCGTGCTGCCTGCGTCGTCGACGTAGCTGTCGCTGTAGATCCAGAAGTTGAAGTCGCCGATCGTTCCGCCGAATCGAGCCTTCCTCGCGGCACGAGGACCGATCTCGGCAGTGGAAGCGGATCCGCGCCTGGTATCGAGGAGGTCCTTCACCTCGGTCTTGTCGCGGAAGTTCGTCCACGCATCCGGATCCATGACGACGTCGATCGCGACCGCACCGCTATGTGTCTGGATCAGGCCCGCCCAGGTTTCGAGGTTGTCGAGAGGTACCGGCGCCGAGTCGTTCCACCGAGCGGTGGACGTGAGCGTCACCGTGAGGCCCGCTTCACGGAGATAGTCGACGACCGTGGTCGGGTACCCATCACCTGAAACGGTCACCTTACCGGTGCGAAGGGCCTCGCTCGCCATTACCTCTTCGCGGCGGGTCAGCATCTTGAGCTGGTCCTCGATCGCGGCACGAAGAGCGGCGTCTCTCCGCTCCTGCGGACTCATGTTGCCGCCGATCTGTTCGCCGATCGCCCGCTTCAAGGGGTCCGACGGATTGAACTTCCGCTTGTCCTTGGCGTACGCAGGCTTGAAGATGCCCGTGGTAAACCCTTCGTTGTCTACCACTCGGCCTGCGCGAAGTGGGGATACAAATGGTGTGATTCGCCTCTTCGAGCTTTCGACGTCGAAGTGAATCTCCTCCGATTCCTCGGTCTGCGTTCCGGGGAAAAACAGGTCCAGCAGGAAGCTCGATGGCTGTTCGAGATCCTGGACGACCCGATTCAGAACACCAGTTGAGTACTCATCCATGATTCGTGCTCCTTACCAACGTGTGAGTAGTTGCCGCTCTGGTTTCCTTCGAGCCGCTGTTTACGCTTCCGTGGTCTCCCGGAGGTAGATCTGTCGTGCCACCAACCCCCAAAGGATCGACGCGACCGTGTGACCGGTCCCTAGCGTGAGGGCGGCCTGGGCGAAATCGCCACTGAAGTACGCCGTGGCTTCCACGTCCGCAGAGCTTGCGTCGCAGTCTTCCGCGAGGATCGCGATCGGAGTCTCGGACCCGTCGCCGGCGGCGGCCAGCGAGAGCACGAACTTGCCGCTCGAGTCGATCTTTCCGAGAACTGCGCCGGCCGTGAGATTCTGACCGGACTCGATGGTCACGGTCAGCATTGACCGCGGGAACTCTCCCGCGAACAGGTTGAGCAGAGACTTGGTCTCAGTGCTGAAGCTTGGAGAGGTCATGATGTACTATCCTCCGTGAGTGTGAACGACTGTCCTGCCGGCGCCATCAGGACGCCGTCTTCTTGTGAACCTCGACCCTGCCGGCGGATAGAATTCTCCGCGCGATCGCAGCCTCGGATCCCGGATCCGACTCTTCCGAGCCGTGCGGATCTGGAGGATCGAGTTCTTCCTCGTCTTTCTCGAGGGCGTCGAGCCCGTCCTTTTTCGCTTTCTTCTCGGCCAATTTCATGCGAAACGCCGCGGTCTCAGGCGTGCAGTCGGGATTGTCCTTGCACTCCTGGATGAGGTCCTCATGTCCGGCTTCAGCGAGTGCGTCGATACCCTTCAGGCGTGCGCGCTCGGCATCAGCGCCTTCCTTCCGCCACGCTTTCACGAAATCCGGGTACTGCTCCGCGATCTGCTCGGCCGTCAGCTTTTTGGCCTCGGTGTCGGGCGTGTCAGGTGTCTTTTTCTCATCCGACATTTCTGGCTCCTTGTCGTTGGCGGCCGCGCCGCCCGTGAACAGAAGTGATTTCGAATCCGATACCCGAGCTGCGAGCTCGGCGTGAATCTCCTCATACGTGCCGATCCGATCGGCGAGACCTGCGTCAACAGCCCGCTCTCCCACCATCACGTCGCCGGCGCCATAGGTCTCAAAGACCTCTTGAGCAGTAATCCCGCGATTTCGCCCGATGGCATTGCCCATGACTTCAGCGAGGTCGTCGAGCAGCACCTGCAGGCGCGCGCGATCGTCCTTCACCTCAGGATCGAATTTTTTCTTCGGGGATTGGCTCGAGAGGAACTCGTAGGTGTGGATACCCTGTTTCTCTTCCCATCCGCGGTAGTCGACATACGTGGAGCGCACGCCGATCGAACCGAGTACCGCTGTTTTGCCGGCCAGGATCTCGTCGGCAGCACTCGCTATCCAGTAAGCAGCCGACGCACCATCGTTTGAAACGTGCGCGACGATCGGTTTTATACCGCGCGCCTTATAGATCAATTCTCCGAGTTCCTCGACTCCGTTCACAGTCCCACCGGGACTGTCGACGGCCAGCAGAACGGCCTTCACAGCTGAGTCTTCGATCGCAGTAGTGAAGTCGGTTGCGAGCACCTGGTACGAGCTCGCACCACTGACGCGTGACAGGAGGTTACCGTACCTCATGAGCGGGCCGCGGATCGGTATCGTCGCCACACCGTCTCGCATAGTGACACTCTGCGTGTTGTCGAGCTCCCGGCCGAGCCTCGCTTCCACTGCCTCGATCGAATCGTTCTCACGGTTTGCGATCTGGAGGACGGTCTCCACCCACTCCTCCGTCATCGCCCACACTGTGCCGAGTGCCGCGAGGTACGCGCGCCGCGGCCGATCGCGTTCGCCGGCATGCCTCTCGGTGAACACGTCCGCCATCTCCTTGGGAGACATCGTCTCGAACGTCATCTGACCAGGGACGCTAGTCTTCACGGTCTTCCTCCTCTTCCTGCTTGCCGGAGTCCGCCTCTTCCTCGTCGGGGAGTGAGGCGGTCGCGCTGACCAGTCCGTCGCGCCGTCGCATACGCTCTTCCTTCACACGCTGGCGATGCTTCCGCTCCCAATCGCCACCGGTCATCTGAGCAGTCTCTTCGGCGAGCGTCGTGACTCCGAGCGTCGTACGGCCTTCGGCGGCCTTGATTTCCTTGAGCGGATCGATTTGACCCTGAGCTCCACCGATCCATTCCGAACCGAGCCAGGCTCGCCGGATGATCGGGTCCTGCAGGTAACCCGGCGCCGAGATGATGCCACGCAACACCCCTTCGGTAATCGCCCACTCGTAAGAGGGTTGGCAGAAGAGACGGGCTAGCCAGCAGCGGCGGGTCATGAACCTGCGCCATGCCTCGAGCATTGCCGCCCGCGACGCACTGTAGCTCGATGTGAAGTGCAGGACGAGCAGCTCGAAAGGCAGACCGATTGCTGGACCCACCTGACGAAGCACAGCCTGGAAGAATGGATCGAACTGCGCGTTGGGCCGCGTCGGATTGGCGAACTCGACGTCCTCACCTGGAGCCAAGTCGAGTACGGCTGCCGGCCCCATTTTGTAGTTCGATGCGGCAGGTGGATCTGGATCGTCCGCATCGACAGGCGCGAGACCGGATCCGGCTTCTGCTTCGACGGCCGACTTGATAAAAGCTGTGAAGAACGAGGAGATCTCGGCCGCCGATAGTTCCGCACCGGTGTAGCGCTCGAGCTGTTTCAGCGTCTCGATCACTGGTGCGAAAATGGGTGTGCCTCGGGTCTGGCCGACACGGTCCGGCTTGAAGACGTGTAGAGCGAGCTTCTCTCCCGACTGACCAAATGCCGGCACCGGCTTCCATTGCCTCTGGCCGCGGTACAAACCGGAATCCGGATGCTTGTCTGCGACATGGTACCTGATTGGGGCCCCGAAACTGTCTATCTCAACTCCACCCTTCAGTCGATCGCTGTCAGCGCGGTCTTCGGGATTCGAGATTCTGTCCGCCTCAATCAGCTGAAGCTTCAATCCGAGGAGCTCGCCAGGGCGCTCACGGTACCGCCGGATCACCAAGACGTCGCCACGCTCCAGCTGCGAACGGAACACAACATCCTGGAGCGTATAGAAATCGTGGCGCCTCGTGATGTCGCAGGCGTGACTCCCGGCCCAGGCAGCGAAGAAACGTTCGGCATCGCGCTCCCACGCGTCTGCTTCTTTCTCTGAGAGTCCGAGGAGATCTCGGTCGATGCGGGCATGAAGGACGAGTCCGGCGCCGACAGTGCTAGTCGCGGTTGTCTCAAGAGCACCGGCGGCGACAGGGGCGTTGCGCACGAGGTCACTGCTTCGCCTCCGGAGCATCGGAAGATCGGGCAGCTGGTTCTCGTCTGCGTCTCCGCCTCGAGGCTGCCATTCCCTTGTCGCAGGACGGTCGGTGCGAGCGCCGTCATAGCCTCCGCTTGCGAAGCTCAAGACCGCCCGCGCGTGGAGTCGCCTGACGGCGCGTTGAGGGGCGAAATACTCGATCGCCCTGTCGATCATTGTGGGCTTGGGCACTTCGACCCGGGGAACGACGGCGGTGCTCATGTAGGAATCACCTGCCTCACACGGATGCCGCCCTGTCGGATCCGAGCGAGAGCTATCCTGGCAACACGCCGCTCTGAATAAAGCTGGGCAAGATCGCCACGGCCGAAGCGACGTTGACCGATCGTATACTGCTGAGCGCCCCCTTCAATCCGGCTGATTGCTAGATAGATCGCATACAGGCGTTCCATCGCCTCGAGTTCTACCATGTCGGCGGAGGTGAAGGTGCGAGTCTGGATCACGTATGAGCCGCCGTTATCGATCGCTTCGATCGCTTCGACGACTTCGGTATGTCTTCGTTGCCAGAGTTCGCTGCTGGTTGCCAACTGTCCCCCAAAAGAAAAAGGCCCCCTCCCCGCATCCCAACGGGGAAAGGGCCCAGTGGCCTCTCGAGTACAGATTACTGCTCAGATTGTCTTACCCGAATATGTGAACACCCCGGAAATGGCGCAAGTTCCTCGGTAGGAATTACCTGGTGATGCCGCGTGACCTGACGCGCCGGCCACGTTTCGCCTGCGTCAGTTGCTTGCCCTGCTGCACGGCTTCGACGATCACACCCAGTTGATCGCGGACGGGACCAAGGATGATGAGGGCCGCAAGGGCATAGACCGCACAGTCCAAAGCCTCGTTCCGTTCATGCTCCTTCAATACGTATCTGCGGACAGGCCTGCCATTAACATACCGCGTATAGGCCACCTCGGACGTGAGTTGCTTGAAATATTCGGCGTCCACCCATGGAAAGTGCATGCAACGCGGACCGGCTGCGGCGTCCTTGAGCCGCGCAAAGATGGTGTCTTTGAGGGCCTCCGTGCCGAGCGGAAAGAGGTTCACCTTACCCCGGTTCTTCTTGGATGGATTCCCGACGGCGGCGCGCCCCGGTTCAGACACCCCCTTCACTGCGTGCACTCCGTATTTCTCTCGGGACTTGCAATAGCGGTAAACCTCGTCGGTGTAATGACCTCCAGTGTCAACGCAAACTGATCTCACCTTGAGTTCGGCGCCGCACTCATGCCTCCAGGCGCGTCCAATCACCAGGTCCAGCTGCTCCCACACTTCTGTCTTCGCGGGATCGCCCCAGAGGACCTCGTGTTTGATGAGCCACGACTCTTCACCTGCACCCCAAGCCCAAGTGCTGTACTCGAGACGATCGCCCTGAACATCAACACCCATAGTGAGCACGCCGGCGCGTTTCGGAATCTCTGCTTCGTATCGCTCCCTCCGTGCCATGAGCGAATCGTGTTGGACGTGTTCACCCGTCTCACTCCAGCTCTCGCCCAACACGGTGTTGACGAATACCTGCAGCAGCTCGTCATCGCCCTGTGCCCGAAGCCACTGCGAGACGAGTCTCGACCACGTCGTGAGAAGCGAGTAAGCCGCCCAAATGTGATAGCCGCGGACCTTCCGACCAGGTCTTGCCGCCACCCACTTGCCGTTCCGGACCATCCACGCCTTGTGCTCTTCCGTGATCTCTGCTCCACAACCCGCCTCGAGTTCGCCGTCTTTGGAGATCTCACCACAGATGTATACGACGTCTATATCGTCGGTCTCTTCTTCGGTCTCGGGGTTGGAGTCCGACTTGACCGTGTATTTGAGATTCCGCCACTTGAGGACCTGCATGTGTCCGCAGTGGGGGCAGGGCACGTAGTAGTGTCGCTGATCGGAGAACGCATATGCTCGCTCGATACGAGACAGCCCCCTGATCGTAGGTGATGACGCCTCGAAGATGGTTCTGATCGGGAAGTTCTCAGTGCGCTTGATCGCGAGCTCGAATGGATCGCCTTCTTTGCTGATACCACCCTTCGCCGATGCGGCGTGCGCGTCACGCTCGTCACCCAGTACGTTCTGGATGTTTCGCCGGCGCAGACCTGATGCACTGTTGCTTCCCATGATGACCAGATTCCCGCCCGTGAACTCCTTGTACTGAATCGTGTCGCCACTTTCTCGCCGGCCGGACTCATGATCAGTGACACGGTTTCTGAGCCGCGGAGTGTCGCGGAGCATCGGTGCGACCTGTTCTTTCGACCAACCTTTCGCCTCCTCGACGGTGGGGTGAATGACCATCGTGTTGGCCGCCGCCTGGTCGATCGTGTAGCCGAGGAAGTTGTTGATGGCTTCCGTGGCACCGACGCGAGAGGACTTCACGAACACGATGTGTTCGACTGCCGGATTACCCAGAGCGTCCATGATCTCTTGCAGGTGGGGCACGCGGGATGTGCGCCAAGGACCTGGTTCTGGAGAAGTACCCTCGCTCAGAATCCGGTGCTTATCCGCCCATTCACTTACCGTGAGGTCGGATGGAGGGGCGAAGACCGATTGCCGAAACTGCGTCTCATTCAGACGTGCGGCTTTGGCTCCGTGCAGGCGGTCTCCGAGACTCATACCTTCTCGTCATATTCCGGCACGTCTTTGGCGTCGTACAGAACCTGCATGATTCGTTGCACGTGTTCGCGGACGATCGATCGTGCGTCCAGGAGCTTCTGAATCCCAATCACGTCAGGTGCGAGTCTGTTCTCAAGGGTGACTAATTGAGCTTTCACCCTCGAGAACGCGCCCGACACGGCAGCGTTGTACTGGGCAACGGTCATGAGCTCCTTCCGCCTCAAGCCCAGCTCATATTCCGCGAGCTCCGCATCCGCGGTCGCTTTCCGGATCCGTGCCTCCTCCAGAGTCCGCGGCCTCGCGGCATCGATCGCTTCCTCCCGATCCTTCTCCCGCACCCACGCGATACAGGGTTCAAGAGGGTAGGTGGCTTTGCGACCCTCGCCCTCGCGCGGGAGACCGCGCTCCACCCACCGCTGCACGGTTTTGGTCGTGACCCCGAAGACTCGGGCGAGTTCGGTCTGGGTAAGAAGGGTGCGTTTTTCTACCGGAGATCTGGATTTGGAAACGGGCTTTTTCGCCTTTGCGGTCTTCTTCTTACCTGATGTCGCTTTCTTGGTTCTCTTCGTGGATTTCCGGGAGGGCGATGTCGCCTTCTTCTTGCTCTTCTTCCTCTGGGGAGTCATGCTAAAAGACCCGACATGGGTACCTCAGTTGTTGGTGTATAGATGAGCATCGACCTGGCGCGTTACCCGTAGTGTGAGGGCGCTCACAGGACCCGAGATGACCGATGAGCGCCAGTTGACCGGCAACGAACTCGTTGTAGGTTCTGTCCCTTTTGGAGCTATTGCATTTACGACAACAAATGACGGCATTGAAGATAGAGTGCCTACCTCCACGACTCAGTGGTGTCGCATGATCTAAGGTCGCTGGGTTTGCGTGCGTAAAACGCTCGCCGCAGTAGTGGCAACGCTTTGTCGTAGCGAACAGACGTTTCACGCGATCTTTGGCTAGCGTACCGTCATCCGCTGCTGCTGCGCGCCGGCGTCTTCTGTCACCCCACTTCGCGACGGCATGTGGGTTGGCGTGCTTGTAGTTTCGTACTCGCGCTCGCTCGGCAGTGGGATTACTCCGATACTTGCGCCTATATGCGGCACGTATCGCATCGCCTTTCTTCTTGTACCATTCTCGGTATGCGGTGCGATCATAACGCCGCCTGCTGACTCTTTGCTGAACGATGGACCACAGGATTGCCGGAACGTGAGTCCTCCGGATTTCTAACACAGCCCGCCTGAATGCGCGCTCGAATTGAACCTCAGCCGGCTGGCTTATTCTCCGGACGTTCTCCGGCACTCGTCGGGCAGCATTACGTTCCGCGAATTGCTCAGCTGTGAGGTACTCCTTGCCCCTTGTCACTGCGTATCGACGTCGTTCCTCCTGTCTCCGCTCAGTATTGCGACTAGGTACTGCTTCATGACACTGCTTGCACACTCCACTGTACTGAGCCGACTGGAACGATCCGGCGAACAAGCCCATGCCTTGCGGCCCGCGTCTGCTATCGTTCCGTCGGTAGAACGACTTGAGTGGAAGCAGTTCGAGACAGCGGCTGCAGCGTCTCACGATTCCCGATCTCTGCCGAAGATGTCAGCCTTCGCGATTCGCACTTGCTGGCGACTGGGCGTTGAACCGCCACGCGCCTGCACTGCCCGCTCAAGGGCTTCGTGGAAGTTCGGCCCAAAACGGACATGTATTACTCGCTGAGCTGTGCTCACGAAGTCCAGCCGATCATCGATGCGCGCCTGGCTTGTGAATCGGAACAACGTGCGGATGGCGGTGTCACGTGTGCCACTGCTACCGCTGACACGCCGGTACTTACGCTTCGACCGCCTGCCTACGCGCTGGTAGATTCCTCCGGTGCCGTCCGGGTATTGGATCATGAAGGTGCGTTTGCGGCCTCGATAGATGCGCACCCCTCCTTTGCCCACTCCCCAAAGCCTGAGTCTAAACGCTCGCGGGCGCCCGGCCTTGGCGAGCACGCCAGCTTTTGTGCGCCGCGCTTCATCCGGTATCGCGAGAGCCTGGCGCTTTGTGGGTCGTTTGAGCCCACCCTTTTCGAACTTGGCTAGGATGTCAGAGCGATCACCGGACCCGGGTGATTGAACGGCCACCTTCGCTTCGAGTTTTCTCTTTGTCGAAAACGGTTTGATCTTGACGTTTCGCTCGACCCATTGTCTTCGGCGCACTTCGAACTCACTCAGCAAATGCGCCCGCTCAGTAGTCTGGAAGTCCTTGGCCGTGTTGTTGATTGCGAGAGACGTGGCGAACGGCAGCTGGCGCTCGTACCCTTTAATGAACCGATCAGCGCGGCTTAGGTCATGTTGGACGGTAACCTGTGGCATTTCGGGGTCTCACGCGCGGATCACTGCCATTAGGTAGTAGATTCTCTGAACTTCACAGCCTCAAGCCGCCAAAACTCCGCGACGACCGGATCTCCTATCTGAAAGCGCACCCATGCACGTGCGACGGCAGCCGGGATGTTGGCCTGGACATCAACGCCACTAATGTCGCGATACCACACACCACCTGCATCGTGGGTGGCTGCGGCATTAGAGAAGTACTCAGTCCCGCGATCCCGGCTCAGGACGGCCACATTCACCGTTCCGGTCGTGATCGGGTTCCCGTCCTCGTCGGTAAAGGCGAGGGATGGAAGACGCGTGTTGTTGTTCCTGTATATCGGCATTCAATCCTCCATTCACGGCTCGGCTTCGTCGATAGCGCCTCCGTACGTGCCTTCTGCCAGTGCAACTCCTCCGCCATCGATCGCCACGCTCTCGTCGACACCGCCCCCGTAGACCGCCTCAGCACTTGCCACACCCCCGTAGACTCGTTCGAACAGATTTGCGCTGGACACGGTTACTTCACTTGCCGTCCAGATACCGGCCGCGCTCAAGATCGTGATCGCCAGATTTCCGAGAGAGACGTCAGTCGCGCCGGCGTTCCAGGTTGCGGCAGCCGACCCGGTTGTGACGACCAGGCCAAGTGAGACGCCTGTCGCTCCGGCTCCCCAAGTGCCGGATGCTGGCGTGATCGAGACCTCGAGGCCGAGGGAAATGTCGAGAGCTTGAGCGTTCCAAGTCCCGCCCGCACTCGAGGCGGATACGGAGATTCCGCCAAGCGTGATTCCTGTCGATCCAGCGTGCCATGAGGCGGACGCACTCGAGAGCGTGACGACCAATCCAAGGGAGACATTGCAAGCGCCAGCGTTCCATGTGGCTGCCGCACTCACAGCGGAGACCGCAATACCGCCAAGCGTGATTCCGGTAGTGCCGGCCGCCCATGTCCCCGATGCCGGAGCTGCGTTGACGGACACTCCGCCAAGCCCAACGCCAGTCGCGCCAGCGTTCCAGGTTGCGACTGCACTTGCTGCCGAGACTCCGATCCCGCCGAGGGTGATTCCCGTCGCCCCGGCATTCCATGTACCGCTGGCTGAGGCCGTGGTGATCTGGAGGCTGAGCGAAATCCCAGTCGCACCAGCTGCCCATGTCCCCGATACTGGCGATGCGTCGACGGAAATTCCGCCGAGTTGGACACCATTTGCACCCGCGTTCCAGGTAGCTGATGCCGGAGAAACATTTGCTTGAACGCCACTACTCGCGATCTCATCCGCTCCGATGTCCCAATCACTGCGCGTGTCGCCGTCGATGTCGGTGGTGATTGGATATGTTGAATCAGATGAAAGATCTGTTCCCTCACCGACAGCATCATCAGCGCTGTCTAGGTGGTAATCACCGGTTCCAGCGAAACTGTTGCTTGCGCTGTGGTGTGCATCCCCTCCAGGTGCCGACGTGTCGCTTGACATGTTGTCGGCATAATCGGTCGTGAGATTGAACGTGTTGATGTAAAAATCGGGATTATTGTTGTCGGCGAGACAGTTCTTTAGATGGAGCGTCCATGCTGGCCATGGGCTCTTTGGTGCCAACTCGTAGCCGCGATACGAGCAGTCCGCCACCGTGTTGTTGTAACAAACGACTTCATGTCCTGTTTGGTCTGAATAGATGTGAATGCCCTTGTATCCACCATAGACGACCGTATTGACGACAATCGAGACGACTTGGCTCATCATAAGTATCTGGGCATTTGCGGTGTTCGGCGTCCGTGTACAACGACAGACACAGGAGTCGATTCGAACATGCGTTGTGCCAGCAGTAGTAGCAGAAATCTCACGATGAGGCCAGCTATCTGATGTAGGATATGTGTTCTGTAGCTGCAACCCTACGGCTCGAACGTACGAATTTGAGATACGCAAACATGCAGTATTGTTGTTGACGACCAAGCGATACCCTGAGGTGTCCCACGCCCCATTATGCCGGTTCGTATCAGTGAAGATGTGGACATATCGAGTTGAGTCCACCGTAAACCCAGTCACATGCACGGCAGCAGTGTCTGCGCTCCCGCTCGAACACGCACACTCACACTCGACGTATTCGTCCTCGCTTACCAAATCGGCGCTCGTGGCTCCAAAGTTCGCCGCATCTGCGGCGTTGAGTGACGAATAGTCGTATCCAGGGCCCGAGTCGGTGTCGACGAGACAGCTAACCAGGTCAGCCATTTACGCCGTCGTCTTGTCCTGGATGTATCCGGCAAGAGTCGGAAGATCGGTTGATACCATACCACCCTGACCGATGATGTAATCGACTATAGTCTCGGAGACGTGATACCGTCTGCGGGCAATAAGGCGTCTCGATTTCTCTGCGAGGTCTCGCTCAAAGTTCTGCCGTACGACTGCGCGGTCGGCATCGTAGGTGAGCACTCGATTGTCATGCGAGATGACCGTGAGCCCCATCTCTGCGACCCTCCGCTCGACATACGTCGGATTGTTACCTATCGCGGAATAATCGGCTTCGATGCGGTGTATACCAGTATCCTGGTCATAGGCCGTCTCGATGAACTGCACGCCCGACACATTGATTTCCCAAAAAGCCGCTGACGTGAGCGCATCAAAAATACAGATGTCAAACACCACTTCGTTTGCCCCAAAGCTGTGGACCGTCCCACCCCACGAGTTGATGAACGCCTCGACGTCGGCCCTCGTCACGGCCCCGAGACTGCCGTTGTTGTTGGTGGCGTACATCCGCAGTCTAAATCCGTCCTGCGCTAAGTCCTGGTTGACGACCTCGAAATCGACCTCGCAGTACCATGACCGCCGGTATTGTTCGTAGTCGGTCATGGGCACGCCCGGCACCTCAACCAGGACGAACGCCTCCGGCTCTTTCCCCCCGAACGGCGAGCCGGACGCCCGGACCTCGACGAAGTCGCCCTTGTAGTGCGGCGGGTGATCGGCTTTCATGATCAGAAGCTGCATACCATCATTCCTTACTGCGCCCGACACTACCGGCGGACCGCTTGGGCACACTGATCGTGTCGGAGCGACGCCGCTTTTGACGGCAGATAATCGGGATGGCCGATATGCACACGATGGCGCACACGGCCAAAATCTCATACCAAGGCATGCCGCGCCTCCTCCCTTGCTCAGTCATCGATGTATGTGCTGGCAGTCGGAAAGCCACGCTTACGCCGTCGCCAGGTTGATCAGAGCGCCATTCGCCGGCGTTGGGATTGTAACCGTGAGGTCTCCACCGTTCGTCGCCGCCGGAAAACCGGAGTCGTGTGACGAGATCAGCCTCGAAGTCGTATCGTCCGAAACACCCTCCTTGACGATCTCGAGCGCGGCCGCAGTCCCTGCGTCGATTGCGGTCCAGACGAGGTCGGCGCAATCGAACGTCGACCGATCATTGGTCTTGTCGACCGCAATCGCTTTCGACGCGAGAGTTTTCCGGCCAGATCCACCCCAACCCCCAGTGTAGCCAGTACCGGAGAGCTCGGCGTCGACGACATCATTCGCACCCCCTGCGTCGACGACATCATTGTCTCGGTCTGCCGTATAGGTGTTGTCTCGCAGCAATCCTTTGATCGTGTCTGTGAGGAGATCGATCGTACCGTCCCAGAGCTCGGAGCTCCCGGTGTTGTATAACAGGTCAGCCATCGATCAGCCCTCCGTTGAGTCGTCGGCATCGGGATCGGCGTATCCCTCGACGAGCTTTTGAGCGAATCTCTCGCGATAGTCTGCGATCCGCTCTTTGGTTATTGATCTGCGGTCCTTGAACAGCGCGAGGTAGAGATTTAGATGTTCGCCGCCCGCCGGCCCGTGTCCTCGTTGGCGAGTCTCTCGAGCCGGGAGCTCGCCGGCATCGCGCATAACCGTGACGCGTCGCTTCTGCTCGTCAGACAGAAGCGTGCCCCAGCTGTAGAAGGCGCCGAGCTCGTCGTTCCAGCGGAGATCATCCGCGCGGAGCTTGTACCGAAACTGCTTGTTTTCAATCACGACGATCAGAGCATCCTCGAACGCCTCTACAGTCACGATCCCGCGCGCGCTTGGATTGCGCGGATCCTGACCGCCGAAGCCAACGATCGCGAGCTCGTCGCCGTTTCTGATTACCGGATCCCCGATCTTCGGAATCCGCCCGAGTGCGAATGAAATCATTTTCTTCTCCATATGTGGCGGTAAACAAAAAGGCCCCCTCCCCGCATCACAGCGGGGAAGGGGCCCGGTGGCCTCTCAGACTACAAAATGGGGAATCCTGGCGATTTGCTCAAGCCGCCGGCACGTTCCCGCGTGTTTCCAAAGTTGTGAGGATGCCGAGATCCTCGTACAACTCTGAAATCAAGAACTGATGTTTGGTGTAGTACTCGTATTCTTCCTCAGTGAGTGCAACGACGACACACACGCCGCTGGAGCCCGTGCCCATGACGTGCAAACGTTGCCCGCAGCGCCTGCCACCTTTTCGGTACCCGCAGATCGCGAACATCGATCCCGTGTTGAGCTGGATACGCGAGAGCGGCTGCCAGCATTTCGGACACATCGGCATCCGAGCCCTGCAAAACAGCACGGGCCTATTCACGCCGCGTTCTCCCGAGCCTCGAGGCGCTCACATGACATGCCGTCAGATACGATCCACAAGTTGGTGCTCACCGGAATGCGCAAGGTTGTCGTCCGTGGATGCTTGGGGCCGTCGGGATGACAACAGCGGCCGAACGTATGATCATCAGAGATCACTCGAGGCGATCCGTCGACCTGAAAGTGCCTGCAGGAGAGGCAATCGGAAGTCATAAAGCACCCCGAAATTTTGCTACGGTTATTGCTACGGTTTCGGGTGTATTTTGGGGCGTTTCGGCCAATATCGGCGACCGACGCCGGCAGCCGTAAGTCGTTGTGAGGTGGCGGATTAGGCCGTTTTCGGGAAGTTGCGCACGAGAATGGGGTTCAGGGGGTCGTGGGTTCAAATCCCACCGTCCCGATTGTCTAAGC